TTTACAAATACCGAGATGCGTTTGATGATTTTGTGAAAATGGACGGAACGCCGTTTGGCATGGAGGTGACCAGTGAGTAGCGAACATGGCGATAGGCCAAAAATAACATTTCGCAGCGTTGATTCGATGGTCAGCGATCTTTTCCAAGACGGCTCGAAATCATTGCTCGAAGCAAGCGAGGCGTTCGATATTCGGAAGATACAGAACGCTGAAATGACGGTTGAGTTTACGTGGGAAAAGCCTAAAGCATTCGGAATAGGAACGGCTGTGACTATCGACGGAGTTTTGTGTCACGTTGTTTCAGTCGGGAATGACGGATCGGTAACGCTTGTAAAAGCAACAGAAGCGGAGGTGAGCGGTGAGTAAAAACATAATCTTAGGCATCGATCCCGGCCCAAAGGAACATGCGTTTGCATGGTGGGATTGCGAGGAGAATCGGGTTGTTGAACTCGGCACGTTTGACAGCTTCATCCATTTCACCGACTGGGAAAAACGAGAGATGCTTTGCAAGGTTCGCACCGTTGCGTGCGAGTGGATCGAGTCCTACGGGATGGCGGTCGGGCAGGAAGTGTTTCGCACGGTCGCCGGTATCGGATGGCTAGCGGGCACGATTGGCACCGAAGTTAGATTGGTGCCAAGGAAGTCGGTGAAGATGCACCTTTGCAACTCGATGAGGGCGAAGGATGCAAATATTCGCCAAGTGCTAATTGACCGCTTCGGAATCCAAGGCACTAAAAAGGCACCCGGCCCGCTTTACGGAGTCACAAGCCATTACCTATCGGCGTTAGCCGTTGCGGTTTACGCGGCGGAGACTCCACCGAAGGATGGGGAGTATTGGATTGAGGACTTGCGGAGGCGGTCTATCATTTAGGCAAAGTTTGCAATCGCCCTAGCACTTGCTACAATGCAAGGAACCAAGGGAGGGTTGTAACATGCAAGACTTGCTAAAGTCGAAGAGATTTTGGGCAGCGGCTGCGGTCGTTGCCGTTGTCGTCTTAAAGGATCGTGTGCCACTGACTGAGGAGCAAATCCAGCAGTTGGTTTTGGCCGTTGGAGCGTGGATCGTTGGCGATTCTATTCGGCCACTGCCAAAACCTGACGAGGTGGCAAAGTGAGTCTTTTCAAAAGATGCGAAACAGCTTGGAAGCCTGACGACGCGATCCGAATCTACAACGAGACTGGCGGAGATCGTCAAGCATTCCGCCGAGCCTATCGACAGCATGCAAAGACTGTTTACGGACTGGATCCAGTGACGGTGATTATGCTGGTTCAGATGGCAATCCGTCTCTACTTCTGGGCGAAGGAAAACGGCTTTTTGAGTGCGATCCCGCAGGCCCAATACGGCAACGCTCCCTCGGCGGCTCAACTCTACGCAGAAGCAGAGATTGAAGCGGAAGCGAGCGATGATGAGTAAGCCCGAATCGAGTTGGCTACCTTGGATCATTGCGGCGGGTGCGATCTATTTTGCATTCCAGCGACCGGCTAACGTCGATCCAAAGCCCGCTGACGTTAAGGGCGTCGTAGCGTCAACCTTGCCTAACATTCGAGCGGCATACCGAGCGGCGTTTCTCGAAGCGGCCAGCAAGATCGAAAAGCGGGAAATCGTCAATCAAGAGCAGTGGACGCAATTCATTGCGGCGAATGCGGGAGCGAAGCAACGCGAAGCACTCGACCGCGTTTACAACGCAATTGATGAGCTTAAGCTACCGGCTAGCTTTGAGGGCAAAGAGTCAGAGATTGCGAAACTGAATCGAGACATAGCGGGGGCGTGGTGATGCATTACGGATGCTGCAAAGTTTGTGACTACATCCTCGATGCTTTTGCGGCCCTGGTGTTTATCGGCTGGTTTGCTTTGATCTACCTTATGTTTTGGTTGCTCACATCAATGCTGATTGGTTTTGCTTACGACTGCATGATTAGGCGAGCCATGCAAAGACTCAAAAAAGAAGAGGCTAGCGAGTGAGCGAATTTTTTACCGGCTACGATCCAACGATTGAGAGACGCGACGAACTGCAAAGCAATTCGGTATCGATGCCGTTTGCGCTTCGTGACTTCACTGCTCCTGAAGAAATCGACCCGCGACGGTTGATGAGGCACGACAAGCAGGGCAACATGGGAAGCTGCCAAGGCTTTTCGCTGACGAATTGCGGCGAGTATTTGTTAGCCTTGGGGCACGGAGCGGTAAGCGAATCGCGGCAGTTTTCGCAACTGTTCGCCTACCTTGAGTCGCAACGGATTGATGGACTACTAGGACGCGATCAAGGCTCCACGATCAGCGGCGGCTTGCGAGTGGCAAAAGAGATCGGTTATCTACTTGAGTCCGCATTACCTTACCGAACGCCGTACCCATCGAACGCTCGAAGCCTGATTACGGATCAGATGCGACTTGAGGCGGCACCCTATCGCATTCGCTCGCACACATGGCTAGAGTCGTACGATGACATCTACAAGTACCTTGCAAGTGGTAGCGGTGCGGTGCATACAGGAAGTACTTGGAATGACTCGTTCTATAGTCAGAACGGCGTCTTAGAATCAATCAGCCTTCGCGGTGGCGGCGGTCACGCTACGGCGTGGCTCGGCTACTCCAAACGCAAAGACAGCAAGGGCCGCAATTACATCTGGCGTCTCAACAGCCATAACGATTCTTGGACTGAGATTGCCCCTTCGGTTATCGATGCACTTTGCAAGCATCAGTACACGTCGATTGTCGGAATCAGTGACTTGAGCCTACCGGGGCCGCGTAGCGTATCGTGGCTACAGTCGAGGCCGCTAGGATGAACAAGCAAGGAGGTTTGATTATGGTGCCATTGTTTTTTGCGTTGTTGTTTTGGTCACAGAGTCCGCCGAGCGATCCTACCCAATGCGACATCGTCCCGGCATCGAGCGAGTTGATTAGCCAATTGGAGCAAGCCGCAGAGACGCTAATTAAGCCTGAGGTTGCAGTTGATCCAGATCCAAGCCCAAGCGATAAGCCGAAGGCGATCAAGCGTGAGATCGTCATCTTCTCGGCGGATTGGTGCGAGCCTTGCCAACGGTGGAAGCGATGCGAGCAAAGCAAGTTTGCAGATGCCGGTTATACTTTCGCTTATGGCAATCCAGATGAAGTATCACGGGTGCCTCACTTCATCATTACCGATGGCGATAAGACGGTTGAAATTAGCGGCTATATGACCCTTGATAGACTCAATGCGGAGTTGGCGAAATGACACAGGAAAGCCTCATTTACATTATCGGCTCCGGCATAGTTGGGGTGTTGTCAACAGCGGTAGGTATTCTGTTTCGCCTCTTCGTCGAAGAGAAGAAAACAACGCGGGCGGACCTCCAAGAATGCCGAAGTGATCGAGAAAAACTATGGGCCAAGATTGAAACGCTCCAAACGGAAATCGGCAAATTATTGAGGGGTGCATAATGCGAGTGTCAGACCTGATTGAACAGATTGACGATTGGCAGACGAAGACAATTGATGAAGTGTGGGCGGAGTTGAACGCCAACACAAAGCAGTTTGTAAGCGATCAATGGTGGAGCTTGCTTGGCATCGCCCAGGTAATCGGCGAGGTTAATGTATCGCCATTCATTGCCTATCTAAAGTCGATCAATCTTGAGTGGGTTGCAACGCAGGCAGCTGGAAGAGGGATTCCGATTGGTGACGTGACTATCAATAACATTTTGCGAAACCTTGGAAGCACTGACGCTTGGCTAATCGCAGAAGCCGGTCGGCGAATGGTAACCCCGTTGGAGTTTTACGACCTCGCTCCCGATAAAGACCTTGTTGCAACCGTCTTGATCGGTATGCAGCTTGGAGCGATCAAGCGTGAGAAAAAGGTGATTGCATCGACTCGATACAATGCCTATTGTGCCGCTATGGAAGCGTGGGACGGTGACCCTGATACGGAGCCTACTCTGTGACAATAGCCCTACAAGGTAGCGATACAGCAAACTCGACGACGATAACAATGCCAAGTCACGCAGCAGGCGATCTGTTGCTGTTTTTTGCATACCGCGACAACTCAGCGACAGTGCCAACAATCCCTAGCGGTTGGATTACGCGGGTTAGTTTGTCGCAGTCGGTCGGTTCGCTGGCGATTGCTTACAAGCACGCACAAAGCAACGCAGAGACTAGCGGCACATGGACAAACGCAACGCAGATATTTGCGTCAGTGTGGAGAGGCGATCCGA